TAGGTAATTCATTGGTTATTAAAGATCACAAAACCGATAAGCTGGGTGATGATAGGATCATTCATCTACCGCCTTTGGCTATGGATGTGGTGAATAAGCTAGATAAAAGCGGTGAATATATCATTGGTATCAAGACACCGAGAAGGGCATGGGAAACATTTAAGCGCGAGGCGGGGTGCGCGGATGTAAGACTCCATGATATTAGACATAGCTTTGCATCCTGGTCATTACAAAAGATGAATCTATCAGAGGTTGGTCAGCTTCTTGGTCATAAAGATATTGCAACCACTCAAAGGTATGCTCACATTCACCAAGACCAAGCGATAGCCAACGCGCAGAAAGTCGGTCAGCACATAGAAAGTATTATAGAAAGTAATCTATAAACTATTTATATCAATGCAAACGCGATTATCGTTTCGTGTATGAATACCTAACTTAATTAGGTATTCAGCTACACATTGAGGATCTTTTTCGTTTGCACGACAAAACATTACAAAATCTCTCATTAAATCTCTGTCCAAATGGATAGGCTTTTTACCTTCACATTCGTTTTTTACAGGATCATCAAAGTCTGCAAAGTTCATATCCATAACTCCTAGACCTTAGTTTCTATTCTATAAGGCCCAATGTTGTTACCCTCACCATCTACACCATGCACCATCTCAAGTTCTAAGTCGATGTAGTGCTTGGCTTTTAACAAGTCATTCACAACATTGTCCTTATTTCTGGTTACATATTTAACAACATTACCCAGATTCCAAGACAAGTTGTTAGCGTAAATGTAGTCCGTTGGTGATACTTTGAGCTTTTTATAATGATCGCCACCGACTTGTCTGTTGGTAGCTTTATTATCAATCGCTCTATCCCATTGTTCGGGTGTTACATCATCTATACTCATTATTTCTCCTATTAATTTAACTTACTATATTGCATATTCTAATGCTATCGTGTAAATTTAACAACTATAAAGTACAAAAAGGGAGTATTATGGAATTTGAAAATACCGATACTAGCAAATTTTTCGACACGAAAGAGCTTGCACAAAGGTGGAAGATCAGTCCACGCACCTTAGAAAATCAAAGAGGCAAAGGTCAAGGGCCTGAGTTCTTCAAGATAGGTGGCAAGGTTTTATACGATAGAGAATATATAGAACAATACGAAAAAGGTAAAATAGTATCCAATGGCTCACGCAATATTTAGCCCTTCCTCTGCTGATCGATGGTTTAAATGCCCTGCTTCGGCATACCTAAACTATCAAGCAGAATATACTGTTGGTTTGCCAGCAGCTACAGGAACACTCATTCACTCTATGACAGAAATGCTACTCAAGGATCGTTTGCGCGATATGACCTTGCGCGATTATTGGCTTGGTCGTAAAGAAGTTGTAGAAGATTTTGAAATCGAGGTAGATGAGGACATGGTTGCCTGTGCTGAAGTCTATGTAGATTACATTGAGAAAAGACAAAAAGAGTTGGGTGCGCGGAGCGTGATAGAAGAAAAAGTTTATTTAGATGAAATATCAGATAAGTGTCATGGTACTGCTGACTGTATTTTATTAGCAGAAGATAGAATCTGTGTTATAGATTTAAAGTCTGGTAAGTGGAATGTAGAAGCCATGAAGAATAAACAACTTATGATCTATGGGTTGGGTGCGCTAACTAGATATGGAGGTGGCAATCCTGATATCACTATGGAACTCACCATCGTACAACCAAGAGTCAAAAACCAAATCAAGACATTTGAAATCTCAGCACCTAACTTGGTGGAATGGGGTTTTACAGACTTAAAGCAAGCTACAGATGCTTGCGATGAGGAAAGCCCACAATATAACTTTGGAGATCATTGCAGATTTTGTAATGCCAAAGCTGATTGTGATGAATATAAATTAAATTCGGAGAAAAAGAATGACTGAAGAAAACCGCGAGGAGTTGACATTTAGCTTTGCCGATGATGGTAAAGAATATAAAGTCGATGACCTCTCTGATGAGCATAAAGTTTTGTATCAAAAAGTTATGCTAGTAAACAGGCAGAAGAATGAAATAGTTTCTAATGCTAACTTTGAAGTTGAGAAACTTGATATCTTGGCTAAACACTACAGCGACCAATTAAAAGAAGCTGTAGAAGGTGATGATAAAAAAGTAGAGGTAGTTAAATGAGTCTAGCTGCAATTAGAAAAAAGGCTAAATTAAAACCACCTATTATTGTTTTATATGGGCCTGGAGGGATAGGTAAAACAACCTTTGCTGCAAGCATGGGTAAAGTAATTATCGTGCAATCAGAAGATGGCATAGGAAAGATTGAGTGTGATCACTTTCCTGTAGCAAAGTCTTGGACTGATTTTATTGATAATTTAAAAGGACTTCTAACAGAAGATCACGAGTATAAAGTTGTTTGTGTCGATTCACTAGATTGGTGCGAAACTTTACTTTGGGATCATGTATGTCAAGAAAATGGTTGGGCGCAGATTGACACCCCTGCTTATGGTAAGGGATACGTTGCTGCTCTCAATGGATGGAAAGAGTATGTATCAATACTCAATCAGCTTAGAGATAAAGGTATGACAGTTTTACAAATTGCTCATAACCAAATCAAAAGGTATGAAGATCCATCACAAGAGCCACATGACAGACATGAAATTAAATTGCATAGGAAAGCTGCTGACTTGATTGTTGAACATTCAGATGCAGTATTCTTTTCCAACTACAAAATTGGAACTGTGCAAGTCAAAGGTAAGGGTGGCGGTATGACTACCAAAACTGTTGCTGGAGATAGAACTATCTTCACCGCGCAAGCACCTGGTTATCTAGCGAAGAATCGTTATGGTTTACCAAGTGAAATGCCTATGGATTGGAAAGCAATCCGTGAGGAAATGTTGAAGTGAGCGAATTAAGGGAAGTCGATAGAGTAAAGAAAACCTTAGAGTTGTGCAGAGATGCTTTGAACAATGAGATTGATGCAATCAACCCAGAGGACAATTCTTTACCTGTTGACGGACTGCATTGGCTTATTTCTCTTGAGGCGGATTGTAAGGATTTAGTCAAATATTTATCTGACTACGATTCTTACGATCCAGGTTAATTTTAAAGTAAGGGTAAATTATGGATATTACAAACTTTTTTGGCGATGTTGAGGTTGTTGAACAACAAACTGAGATAAAGCCTGGTCGATACAATCTTGAGTACGTCAACACAAATGAAGAACTTAAGAGTGGTAAAAATGGTTGGATGGGTATGCAACTTAACTTCAAGGTACAAGGAACAGGTGTCTTTGCACCTTTGACTGTGACAGTTGCACATGACAATCCAAAGAATGTTAATTGGGGAAGAGAAGAACTTGCCAAACTAGCTAAAGCTGCTGGTATTGAAGGAGGTATTAAAGATACCG